TCCATTATTTTGCAGATCAGTTACAGTATAATGATCCAGATATGCGGTATTTTGATGGAGATTTTAAAGCTTTGGATACTACGTTAAATCGTGTATTTTTAGAGTTATATGTTTCTCAAGCAGCTGTTTATGTTGATAAAAGTTCAGTGGATTATCCCATGTTTTTATATTTGTTACAATTAGCAACTGAGAATTTGAGTGTTAAAGCTGTGCATATTTTTGCCAGAGTGTGGAAGCTGATCATTGGGGTTATGCCGTCAGGAGCATTTGAGACGTCACATGGTAATTCGTGGATTGTTGGTTTGTTGTTTTTTTCGTATGTTGAGTCAGTGAAAGTAAAATATCCATATAGAGTTCAATTAATTAATGATAAGATGAATGAAGGGAAAATACATTTTCCTGTTTATGGAGATGATCATGTTATTGGAGTTCACAAGTCATTAAGTGATATAATTAATGAAGAAGGTTTTTCGAAGTTTGTTAATGATTATTGTGATATGGAGATAAATAAGATTAGGTCTAATATACCATTTTGTAGTAAACTTGATGATTATGGTAACTTTTCTGAGGCAGGTGTTGTGTTTTTAAAGAAATATTTTGTTGAGAGGGATCGGTATGATTTTCCAAAATATTTGCCTGAGATACTTCCTTGTAAGAGGTTTGAAGATTGTCTTGTTAAATTTGCTTATGGTAATAGATCGAGATTGACTTTAGTAGATTATGCGTTAGCATGTATTGGAATGGCATACGATAATATGGGAATTAATCCATTTGTTCATGAGTTCTGTGAGAATTTGTTTCGTTATTGTGTTCAGGTGGCAGATATAAAGAATATGGATGTGTTAAAAGAAGCTTATTTGCAATCTGATTTTTTTAATCAGCGTGATTTTACACGGACTTTGCGAAAAATAGGTATACCAGTCGAGCAGTTGTTAATGGGATTTCCAACGCGTAGTAAATTAATAGATATGCATATATATGATTCGGAGTATGTTAATTTTACACCGCCGTTTAAGCGTTATAATCCTCGTGAGTATGTTGATTGGTCTAAATTATATTTGTAGAGATTTATTTTTAGTTTTATGAAACCTCGAGATAGCGAAAGCGTAATTTCTTGAGGGACATTTTTTTTT